TACTGGGCCCCTGAAACTGCGTCTATAGTATGAGCACCAACCAAATGCAAATGCCTAAAGTCTACGCTGTCATTGGTGGTTATGATTATGAAGGTGAAGATTTCAATTCCCTGAAACTTTTTGATTGCAAATCTACTGCTGAAAAGTATAAGGAAGAACTGGAAAAGGATTGTGATTATGTACTGATGGAAACGAAGGAAGTTTGTATGGAATCCGCAATCACTGCCTGATAGTTACTGGGCCCCTGAAAGTGCGTCTATAGTATCACCACTGAAATCACCAACCATGCGTAAGATCGAACTCCAAATGAACAAAGCAATTCTGAACTCTCAGGATTGGAAATCTGACAACACTGAGGTAGTCTATTCTCCCCGACGCGATGCCTCTTATGTGTATCTGCACGGGAATCATATTGCTACCATTCTTGAGACTTCTCTTGCACTTTACACTTGTGGTTATAAAACAAATACCACCAAATCGCGTCTCAATGCTATTCTGAAAGAGCACGGAAATGATGCCCGTATTGTTCAATCAAACTTCGAATGGTTTGTGATTGATAATGACAAGAAAGTTCCGTTCACTGAAGGTATGATTCTTAACTGAAATGATGATGACTTTCGAGACTGCACTTATCAACTCTGGTTATTACTATCAACCCGAATGTGGTGTGTATTGGAAAGAAGATAAGAACGACAATGTTCACACTTATCTTGAACTAAATGACGATGAATGGTCTTACATTAAGTACAATAAAAATGATGACATTATGCACACTAAAGTATTCAATCTGAACGCAAAGTAAGTAACACAAAATGTCTCAAGTTCTCGTTCTATTAAACACTCTCACTGATGAAGAGTTAGTATCATTCACTGATGAACAAATCATCCAAATGATAAACAATCAAGACGAACAATAAGTATAAGAGAGGAAGGGAGTTTGCCTCTGAAATGTAAACAAAGTGACTTCCGTAGAGTATAGATAATTCTCATTCAATAGTGGTTGCGCTTGCGCTTGGTGCGGAGCACGGTGGGTTATAGAGAGCGGACTGGTAATCCGCTCTCTTTTTTTATGCTTACTGATAGAACCAATAACAACCTTTCCAAGTGTATTTGTGTGGATGTTTGAGTGATTTATCGCATCCACTAGCTGAACCTAACTCTCTTGCTGCTGCTCTTATACTGGGGAACGAATATTTCACTCTATTTGTTATTTTATCTACGCCATAGATTGCATAACTTTTTTTCTTATCGTCCAACTTAATTATTCTGTGCCCTTTAACTTTCCAACCATTCTTTATACTACGATGAAGATTTGATACTGCAATACCTAAACCATCCGCACATTCAGTTATACTGTCGTAGAAAGTTTCTTCCAAAGTATCAACATTTATCGTTTTAATCTTTACACAACTATGCTTACCATCACCTCTTACAGTAAATCCAATTCCTTTACTTTTCAGTGATTGTTTTATATTTTCAATGTGTTCTGGTGTCTTCTGAACTCCAGACATTGTGTTGCTTATTTTATCCTTTACCTCTTCACTTATTCTATACTGACCACCAGATCCATCTGTTTGATTATAACCATTATCGTATGAGTTGTATTCACTTATCCAGTAAGTTTCTCTTTCGTCAAGTATATCAATCGAGCACTCTTCTATCACTCTTATCTTAAACTTATCTGCACCATATTTGCGAAGAGAACGATATAATGGAGTGTCCCTCATTCTCTTTGCTTCATATAGATGCTCCTGCCATCTTTTGTTTAGTTCCTTTATAGTTTGACCTATGTAATATTTGCCCGTTTCTTTATTGTAGATGGCATAAATTATTCCTTGGTTCATTACTGATAAGACGCTCTAATTCTATGTATAAAATGTTATCTTTTCAGTGATAGATTGCTATACTTGAAGGTGGAAAAGTTTATGTTGAAATAAACATAAATGGAAGGAGTATTTGTTCTCAATAAGTATAGTTTATTGAGAATGTGTGGATCATTTAAATGTCTCTAGAGGTCGTTATCTTACCCGACGTTAACACAGAAACTCGCAGATGTCAAGTATAACCCCCCGCCCGGAGTTCAGAAATCCACACACAGACCGCGCATAAATCCTCACCTCACATATAAATAACCCAACCACGCTTGACATAAACCTCACAGCGTATTATAGTGTTTCAAGAACATTCAAGGAGCACCAGTTATGTCCGTTGCTTATCAGTCTGCACAGAAGGTACGTTATAGGATTACCCTGGAACTTGAGACACTTCCAGATTTTGATCCGCATCAACTTGACTGGGGAAAGTTATTCAAACTGGAACCCACAGAAAAGTGTGAAGCATACGTCGAAGACTTGAGTACTCCCGATCGCTGGTGATTTGTGCGTTAATAGTATAACGTTCTGAGAGGCGTCTGTGAGGACCTATAAGGACACTTTGAGGGGTTTAGAGTATCAAACCAGCGGAGAGGCGATAACAACTGGGCCCCTGAAAGTGCGTCTATAGTGTAAGGACAACCCACCACAAGATGACCACCATTTCCTACATCACCTCTCTCTATTGGTTCGCCTATAGTGTTATCAGTCTCGCAGAGCAAGATAATATCCGTTGCACAATGAATGACTGGTGGGAGTACAATATCGGTGCAGATTTGTTCCACGATGATATCTGCCGTGCGCTTGCTGTTGATACGAAAGCAAAGCAAGTTTACGGTTTCTGAGTTACACTTTTCCCACTAAACTTTTCTCCAAATGACCACCACTTTCCAAACCAACATTCAGGACACCACCTATAACGGTTGGACGAATTATGAGACCTGGAATGTTGCACTGTGGATCGGCAATGATGAGGGTTTGTATAACCTGGCACGTGAGTGTGGTGATTATCAAACCTTCTGTGATTGCATGGGTTCTGATGCAGTAACTGGTGATGGGGTTCGTTATGATGACCCCAAGGTAAATGTGATCGAAATCAACAGTGACGTGTTCGACTACTAAGTAACACAAACTCCTGTCGCATGAGTATAAACTAGGCACCGCTCCAGGAACTAGCACAACTGCTAGAATGAGGGAACTAGGGGCACCCTCACTCAACACACAGTTCATTACACTTTCCTTCTTCATTATGTCCAAGTCTGTGATGCTTTCCCTGCTGGCACAAGGTAACACTGGCGATGAAATCCTGTCCATTCTGGATACACTCACCGCTGATAATGTTTCTGAGGTTGCTGATAGCACCTATCTGCCAATCCTGGGGCAGAGTGTTCCTACCCTTGAGGAAATCGCGTTCTGATTGTTGCTAACTGTGCGCCCTCTGGTTGACACTGGGGGGCGCTTATGTTATGATTGGCAGATATAGTGATCCGGCAGGTATTTGCGCGGGTTTGTTATAGGCGCCGCGCGGCGTTGCGTATATTATTTTTTTGGGTCCCTGTAACCTACAGTGTATGTCTTTTTCGAGGTCTTTATCTCTCTCATAAAAAAATTTTTCCGGTATGAAAAAACATCCAACAAAGTTTCCAGGATATTATGTCACTGAAGATGGAAAAATTTATCGAGAACCACATAAATTTTTTGATGGAAAAAATGAGAAAGATTTGGTAGAAGTTAAACAATTTCTCCGAGGAGGTGCTTATACTCGACAATATGCTTCTGTGAATATATCTATTAAAAACGAAAAAGGTAAGACCCTTTATCAGATTAAAGAATATGTCCATAGGATAATCGCAGAAACTTTATTAGATAATCCCCACAGATATACAGAAGTAGACCATATAGACAGAGATAAACTGAATAATGAGGTTAAAAATCTGAGATGGTGTGATAGACCGACAAATATAAACAATCGATAAAATTTTCCGGAAGTATGATTAGTCTTCGAAACCCCCGCACGAAAACCCCCTACTGGAATTTCTGGAAGGTAGTCTTTGCGGGATGGTTGATACGATATCCTGGGAAAACTCTGAGAATTATCGGAGTGCCCCTTGGATTTCTGATAGTAATGATATATAATGCGGTGACGAAATAAAAAAATTTCCGGAAAAAAATTTTATGGAAAAAGAGGAAAGAGTATATCACATATATGCAAAGGGACAGTGCATATATCACAGTTTATCAGAGGAAAAATTCTCGGAGATCTGGGAGATGTTGCACAGAATGGTTGATTTATTAGGTGCAAATATTTCAGTGAAAGATTTAGAGTATGAAGAGATTTATGCGAATAAACTCATACCACTAAACTCTTCATATTGAATAGATTGACAGATACTAAATAGAACGATAAAATTGATCTGAAGGTTATTTTTAACTTATGGCAAAAGGATTTACTGTTAAGACTGTACCTCCAAGAAAGAGTACAGAAGACTGGGATTATGATGCAATTAAAGCACGCATGAGAGGCAAGTCAATTGTCTTCTGTTTACCTGGAAGAGGTTGTTCTTTTATTTTCCTCAAAGCATTTGTACAACTTTGTTTTGATCTTGTACAGA